GCTGCTGCTCCAATGTAGGAGAGCTTCTTCAGCTCGCGCCGAATGGAATTCTCGGATTTTTCCGGGACCGGGTTATTGATCACCACGTTGTACGTGCTTCCCCAGCCTTTCCTGTCGGCGTTGGGAATAAATTGCCCGTTCGTCTGCGGTATGAAAATCTCCGGCTGCGCACCGATGCCGATCATGTAGGGCGTTCCCGCCATTCCGGATCCACCCGAATCCCGTGGCGCCGGATTTGCCAGGCCGCCCCCGCCTGCCAAGACATTCCAGCTGATCGGGTGATAGGTGGATGCGGTTGGCGGGTGATACCCTGCCGGGTTGGACGTGCCGCCCATGCCGGCGAGCGCGGCGTTCATGCTGGCGCCCGAGGTGGTGAAGTTCACGCCAAACTGGACGATGTGCCCATCGTAGCCGGCGATCTGCTGCATGGTGTAGAGCGCTGCGTCCATCTTCGGTTGGGTCATGGAGAAATTGCGGACCAGCTCATCCGCCTGCTTGTTTTCGGCGATCGCCTGATCAGCTGCCGCGCGTGTCACCAATCCCTTGGCCACTGCCAGGTCCTGCAAGTAGTTATATTCACCGGTGGAGATCACGCCGTCGGCTGCCAATTTTTCCTGCGTCAGATCATAGACTCGCTGGCTGCTGGCATTCTTCTGGCCCTTGGCTGCGTCATCGCGCGCTTTTGCGTTTTCCTGCTGGCCCTTGGTGATCTCGTCCAGCTGCTGCACGTACCGCAAATACTCATCATTGGTGAGCTTGCCGGCGCGCTGCTCCTCCCACATCTTCATGGTGAGCTGGTTCTTTTGGGCAGCCAGGTCGGCGTCGCTTGCAGCCAGGTTGGATAAGGTTTTATCGTAATCCTGGTTGGCGCGCGTAATGTCAAACATCGCCGAGAGCATGCCAGTTAGCGTGGAACTTAGGCTCTTTGCGGCATCGCCGGCCGCTTTCGATGCATCGGTGAGATTGCCGAGGGAATCGGCGTTCGTGTCTGCCGCATCTGCATTCTTGAGCATGGCCGCAGTTGCAGCGTCCTGTTCTTCGCCTGCCTGCCTCCAGGCAGCACTCCACTCCTTCATTCCCTGGAACCCCTTGCCAGCGGTGAGCTCGTTCGCGCGGTCAAATCTTTGGAGAAAATTGAGCACTTCTGTGCCGATCGGGAGCAGGTCGTTCGCAAATGACACTTTTAATCCCTGCACCGAATCGTTCCAGTTATCCATGGAGATTTCGGCTTTGCGCGCGTTGTCCACCATCTTTTGGGTCAGGATCAGATTATCTGCGACGGCATCCCCTTGCTCACGGATGGCTTTCGAGCCTTTCTGTAAAACTTCCACCCATTGCAAGCCGCCTCTCCCCAGGTTCTTCAATACAAATTCATTCTTTTCCTGGGTAGAGTTTAAAGATAAATATTCATCGGAGAGTTTCGCCAGGGCCTCGATCGTGGGAACATGTCCCTCGTTGGTCAACGCTCTGGTGGCCACCAGAGCGTCCTGAGCTGAGATCTTGTAATCATCCAGGACCTGGAGAAACCGGCTGGTATCCTCCGTACTTGCGCCCGAGATCATAGACAGTTGCCGAACGTTGTTGGCATATTCGATCGTGGTGTCGATGGAGGACTTCATCGCCGCAGCCACGCCCGTGATCGCTCCGGTCAATGTCAGGAAGCCGGTCACGCTTGACGGGATGACGCCTTTGATCGTCCCAGCCAAGCCCTGCAGCCCGCCTTTGACTTTGGCGGTCCCTTGCTCGAAGCCGCGTGTGTCCGCGGTTATCTCGGCATAGAAGGATGCGATTTTTTGGCTCAAATTGCACCGGCCTTTTTCATACCATCGATAATCTGCTGATAGTCCTGGATGTCCTGCATGCTCAAAGAACGGATGTACTCGAGCGTCCAGCCCGTCCGGAAAACCAGCTCCCATACGATGTATTGGGACGGCAGTGGCTTTCCGTACTTCAACCCCTTCCAGACGCTCTGACTTAGTTTGGGTCCGAAAGAGGTTCCCGACACTTCTTCAGGAAGGCTCCAAAGAGCCGCTTATATGCGACATAGTCCAGATCATCGAGCTGCGCTTGGTCCAGGCTGGCCACGCGCATCAGGGTTTCGTCGCTGGTCTCATCCGCCTCGCGCGAATCGAAGAGACCTTTGAACTGCTTGTAGGTCATCTTCTTCAGATCGAACCGGACTTCGGTGCCGTCGGCCAGGACGAAGTCCGGGGCCTTCGCTTTCGGTTCCTGTTTCTCGTCTTTGTTCATGCTGCCCTCAACATCCTTCTTTAGTAGCTCGCGTCGGTATAGGCGCCGGTGGCCACGAAATCAATGGCGATCTCGGCGATCCCATCATACGGCCAGTTGTACTTGGCGCCCTGGCTCATGCTGGGGAAGGTGATCTTGCGCTTGCCCGTCGCCGTGCCTTCCGGCCCGATGATCAGTGTGCCCATCACGCCCGCGGCCAACGCGGCGACAACGGCCGTGCCGCCAGTCTGATCGACCAGGGAGACGGAAGCCTGGGCAGTGATGAAGGTTGATTTGAATGTGCGGACCGTATCCGCACCAGCGGTGGCGTCCACCGTCTCGATCGAAGGCGTCCACCCAACCGAGCGCTCATCCCCGGCAAGGTTGATCGTGCCGCCGGCCTGGCTTCCCGTGCCCGGGAGCCATTGCAGTACCATTGTCTGTCCGGCAATATACTCAGTAGCCATTTTGTAACTCTCCTGTTGATGCCCTCAACAATACCTAACTCGTTCTTTCCACTCGCAGGCGGTATAAGCCGCCCGCGCTGTAGACCTTGTCTGTGCTCGGCTGGTTCTCCACGAAGCGCACGCTGGCGATCCGATCGATCTTCAACACGCCGAAGCCTGTCACGCTCAGCGTGGCATGGTGCAGCAGCAGCCGGACCTGGTAGTCGATCGCCTTGGCTGCCTTCATGCTTGCCTTGGTAAAGCCGCGCACCTGGTAGATCATGTCGTGCAGCTCACGCCGGGTCTCGTTCAGCTCGGCGTCCGACTGGTCGTTGAAGACCACGAACGGGTAGGGCGAGTTATCCGGCGCCTGCCAGGAATAAATGCTCGGGATGGTCGTATCCGCCAGGAGCGCAATCAGCGCCGACCCGTTGGACAGCTTGCTCATGATCGCAGCATCCGTCTCGTTCATTTCACCACCAGCTTGATGTTCTCCTGGAAGAGGCGCTGGGCCTGCTCGGCCGCTGGGACCAGATAGGGTCGGGCTCCCATCCGGCTCGTGCCGAATTCCAGGAACGCGGAATATTCCATCGAAGGACCGACCACCGCCTGGCCCTGGCTTACCTCCGGCAGCACGTCTCCTGCATTGCCTGGCGTCCCGCTGGTTCCCTTGCTGGTCTTGGTGTAGATGCTGGCGCGGTTGGCGCCGGTCATGACCGGGGAGAGGGATTGGGCGATCGCCTGCACGCCGAATGCGGTCGCACGGACAGCTGCATCGATCTGCTCGGGTGCGGTCCGCTGCAGCTGCTCCAGGCCGGTCATATCGAGCTTGACCTTCAGGGTCATGACTGCCGCTCCACCCGGACCACGCGCTCCACCTGCCAGGACTGGGCGCTATAGGCATCGACTACCAGGTACGTGGATCCGCCGTGCTCCACCCGATACGATTCGTCGATGGTGGTATCCCACGGCAGTGCCAGATCCAGCGAGGTGAATGCCCGGAGAGATCCGTCCGTCAAACGCTCGGAGCCGGCCATCTGGTCCAGCCGGCAGGGGACATTGCGAGTCACCGTGCCCCAGGCCTCGGTGATACCGCCTTCATTGTCCGCCGTCTGGGTGGCAGTCAGAAGGTTGCAGCGATCGGGCAGCAGCTCCGAGATCGATGCTCGCATCTGGTCCAGCTCGTTTTGATCCAGGCCGATCGACATACACATAACTCCATTCCGGAGGGGAAACAGAAAACCCCATCCGAGGGAATCGGATGGGGCAGGGTGCTCGCCATCTTAAGGCAGTTGCCGGTTCATGGCCCGGCAAGAGATATTTACTTGTGATCTATGATGTGCAGATTGTAGCACAATCCAATCTGCACCACCATCACGAATTGGTTACAGCTCGTCGGTGTCCGAGCGCATCACGTCCATAGTTCCGAAGCCGGCGTTGCCCAGTGCGGAAAAATATTCGCACATTTCTTTGGCATGCTCAAACAATTGCGAGCGGCTGATGTTGTGCACCTTGGTCGAAAAATCCACAGCGCCAGCGTAATGACTTTGTTTCATTCTCCAGACTTCTGCCGATGCGCCGTTGAGATCATAGCTGCGGCCGGTGGCGAAGTAGCTGGTGCCCGCGGTGTCGCTGGCAAAGGTCACCACGCCGCGAACATAATCCACGGTATAGAGCGAGCTGGAGATCGTCGAGCCGTTGACATCCTGCACAAAGAAGATCGCCGTGCCGCCGGTGGTCTGCTCGATGTTTCCGGCGCCGATCACGTATTCCAGGAAGCTGCCGTCCCCTTCCTCCTGGGCCTCCATCTCGACCCACTTCAGCTCGGTGCGGTGGCGGTCCAGGATCCGCTGCAGCTGGGCATCTGACCAGTAGGGGACGCCGGCCACGCTGTACTCGTCCGGGCCGGTGTCGGTCATGGCCCGCAGATCGGAGAGCAGGTCGACCATCCCCGAGCGCGCGGGCGTCGAGGGGTAGACCACGTTGATCGGCAGCCGGACCGCACTCTTCTGGCCATCGTTGAAGGTCGCCAGGATGTCCAGGTAATGCGACCCGACCACGGATTGAGCCGGCAGGGTGGCATACAGATAGGGATTGGAAACCGTGACCGTTACGGTGGAAACGGCTCCGGAGGGCGGGATGTGGGTGGCCGTGCCGGCCGTGACCGTTCCTCCGGAAGGGAGCTCGTCGGTGAAGTCGACCGTATAGGTCTTGATCTCGCTTGTCGCTTGCAGTTGAGGGGATTCCAGAGTTGCCATATCTGCTCACTTTCTTGATTGAACGTTCATTCTATGGATACAACAGCGCCTTCCACGCATTGCCAATCGCCACGCAGCCGTCATGGTTCGGATGGACACCATCATGTAGTTCGGGATGGTCGTTCAAAATAAGCGTTGTGTTTATCCCCGCATAGCACAGTCCGGGGTTTGCTGCTACGAGATCATCTATCCATGCGTGGATTGTTACCATATTGCTTTCTTCTCGCGCTCCGTCCCGGAACGACTTTCCCAGGTATATTTTTGCGCTGCTCCATTTGGCGTGAAGGACATCGATTACATTTTGGTATGCCGCTTTCCATACGGCCTCGTCCTGCGGCCAGCCATGCGAATCTTCGATGTCGTTGGCTCCGATCAGGATGCAAACTTTATGCGGCGTCAATGTTCTCCAGCTCAAATCCGAAACGATAAAATCCGAAATCTCGTAAATGTCAGCGCCGCCTCTTGCGATCCGAAGAGGCTGCTCTGCTGCTCCTGTACCAATCGCGTCTACCAGATGTCCTACCCAGCCCTTTGCATCAACCGTATCGACGCTGGTTGTGGTGATGCTGTCACCGATACCAAAAATTGCCGCTGTGACGGCTGGGGGTGGCGTTTCAGGCTCGCCAGCCACTAAGGGTTTATGGTACTCAATATGCTCGCCGGTGTTCCGCTGACAGTCTTATTCCATGATGCAAGGTTACTTCCGGCCTTGTCCACCTTAACCCCCGTTGCGGTGTTATTGAATGACGCCGACGCATAGTTATTTTTCAATGTTACGTCAGTCGTCTCGACATAGGTTTTGATTGTGTTTCCAAGGCAGAAGGCAGAAATGGTATAAGCCGATCCGTTCGTCCAGGTCTGCGCTGCGCTTGCCCGTTCGGTTTCTACCCCGGCATTCATCTCGATCAGTTTGATCGTGCTGCCGCCCTGATCCCCTCGCACGATCCAGCAGTTGCTATCGTCGGTGTAGCGAACCATGAAGTTCAGTGTTTGCCCGGTCACTGCTGTCCATGTGAATTTCACGATCCCGTCTGCCGCCTGCGTGATGGTGTCATTTGCGCTCGGACTTGCTTTGTAATCCGTGACTAATCCGTAGTCGGTAGCAAACGGCGCGGGCAGGGTTGCAATCGCAAAATCGTCGTGTTTGAACGCGCCCAGGAAGCCGGTACGAACCGGATACAAAGTGGCCGTAGTACCCACCTGACTCACCCAATATATCGTCCAATTGGTGAACGCCCCCCCTTTGATGAGATACACCGCTCCGGTAGAACGCAGGACAAGAGCGATCTTATACACACTTGATCCCAGGCTGTAATTGGAAAGATTTGTCCCGGCGTTATCG